CGGAGAAGACGCTTTGTATTTGGTTCCTCCGCTGTAGCCTGTGTTAAGCAGCCCATGAAAAAGCGATGAAACACGGGGAGAATAAATAAAATAAGCTGTTTGGTGTATTCTCCCTTTGCTTCGGAATAGACCGAAGCCATACCCTCACCTCCAGAGTCCATAGTTCTATCGCTTAACTGGTTTCCGTTTGTTTGCCGAAAACGCGCTTGAGGCATAATTGTGTTAAAAGCACCCATGGATTTCCTCCATCACCAAATTTCTGGTACAGCTGAATCTGTACACTTGGGTCCTCAAGGGCAAGTTGCTTGTGAAGTAATACATCGGGAAGTAATCCCTGTTGTTTGGCAGTCTGGATACTCGCACACACTTCCTTTACTGAAAATCCAGGATGCCAAGATTGCATACGATGTTCCAGCGTTTGTCTTAGTTTTCGTAAATCAGCATAGCCACGTTTTTCCAGTTGCTGAATTGCTTGTTGTTTTCGGATACTGACATTCGGCATCAAGACACGCTGGCAACGACTCAGTAGAGGAGGATTCATCGTAGAATCATCTCGTACTTCCAGAGCAAATTCAACATTCGGTGCGGCGGTTTCCAGGATACGACGCAAAAACGCTTGAGCATCTGTCGTCAAGGTATCCGCTCCCTCTAGCCAAATCAGCGTTGGTTCCTTACTGCGATGTTGGCTAAAGAGATAGGCACGTCCCTGACGAAGACTTCTATCTGTGCGCACAGCGTGATGTAATAATCGCGCTCCACGCTGTTTCGCTCGTTCGCGAATCCACGTGCTTTTTCCTGATCCGCTAGGCCCACAGACAAGCCACGCGAGCTTCATTAGGGTATTACGCAGAATCCGCTTTAGGAGGTTCCGTCCAACGCCCAATGATTCCATACAAGTAGGAACGGTCAGTTCCATTGGCATGTACCATTAATGGATGCGTTTGTGTCGGCAAAAAGGTTACACGACGAATCGCAGATTCCCAAACAATATCTTTTTGATCTGCTCCGTGCGTATTCAAAAATAATCTTGCACCATGATCTAATTCAATCAAGTCTCTCCGTTTCAGAAATTGTTTTGTCCAAAAATGTTGGTCTGATTCCTGATCTTGATAGACATACCCTGTCATACACTGACGTAAGGCCCACACGCGTCCTATACCAAGACCTGAGTTGAGATACGGAAACATTGTTCCTGACAAATTCATTCCATAGCGTTCAGCGAGTGCTGGGTCAGGATGGCAATTTGTTTCTGCTCCAAAGACAATCGGTTTCGTAAACAAGGTTTGGTAGCGACGCTTGATTTCTTGTTGGCATCCAATCATTGCCACATCATACGCATCCGTAAACAACACAATATCATTTGGCTTTACCTCAGGACGCTGTAAAAACTGGTGAAGTTCACGAAGTTTAATTCCAAAATTACGTTTTCCAGATCGCCAACCAATGTCACGATTTTCTTGTAAACCAAGCACATGTAGTTTCTGTCCAAAGGTATTTACTTGATCCTGTAGGCGGTCCAATACAGGGTGTGGTTTCGTTGCAAAGGTGACTTGATGGAGGGTAGCGCTCTGGCTTACCACTCCACCGTAGGTAAGGAAAGCAATACTTACAAGAAGAATGAGTATTGCTTGCCACGATTGTTTTAGTTGTCCCGTTATGGACATCTCCTGTTATAGGGGTTCCGTTTAATGCGCGGCTTGTGCAGAGCTTTGGCGCTGTGCTTGCTTGGCCGCAATGGCTGCGATGCGATGGAGACTCTGTTGGAGGGGATTGTCATCCACTGCCTCCACAATATCGGGTGTGAGGCGCTCGGCAGATACATCCAAACGGAGAGGCACACGATACTTGACTTGTCCGATGTCTCCAGCACCAGGAGGCAAACTACTGAACCGGTTTCCAGCATTGACACGATCATTGACATCATCGCTGACCAGACGCTTGGCTGTCTGCTTTCCAGGATCACCTTCAAAAATAGCAATGTTGCCGTTTCCAGCAATCGGTCTGCGACCTTTGGCGATCTGCTCCTTATTGGGATTTGTGCGCATGTTGTAGGCGAAATCCTCATTCATTACACCCCAGTTGGGATTATTTCCTGATCCATAGTACTGGCGGTTGCTGAGTTGTGCCTTCTGTGTCGGTCTGGCAATGTCTGAGGGGTCATACACCTTGAGACGATTCGGTGCCGAGCCAGATGCAGCAATACCACGATAGTTCCAATCCACTGTAGTTTCCTTGACGGTTGTACGAGCGACATCATTGGGGTCCCAGACAGTTACAGAGGGAGCACCACCAGCACCCAAGTAGCTAGGACCAAAGTCAGTGACACCATCCTCCATTTCAGCACGACGAGTGGGACGCGCATCATCCAAATAGTGAACAGGAACTTGACCTGTATCGGCAGGTGCCAAGTTGAGACCCATGGTGCGTTCGCTGGTTGCTGTGCGCTCATTGGGACGATTTTCATAGCCACTGCGTCCATAGTCAGCTTCCTTGCTCTCAATATCTGAGGTGTACCACGCAGTTGCGTCTGCGTTACGGTATCCAGCACCACCATACTGCTGTGTCATAGGAGTACGGTAAGAGCCAGTGACGTAGCTTTGGTAGGTATCTTGGCCAGCAGCGGGACCAATAACTTCTGTAGATGTATCTGTACGAGTCGTGTGAGGGAGCACCTGAATAGGGCGGGATGTCTCCTTCCACACGCTGTCGGCAGGTCCAGCGATACCAGCGCGGCTAAGAGTCTCATCCACGTAGAACTTGTCAGGGCGGTACTTGCGAACCTCTCCAGGATTGTCAGCAGGATTGGCAACGAAACGTTGACCAGGAACAACTGGTTGATTGTAGGACAGCTTGGGATTATTCACTGTACGTAGTTCGTCTGTTGTCTTGGGACGCATAATTTCATTGATTTCCAGCTGTTGGAACCCACCCTTGCCAGTCATACTGTATCCTTCACCCACACCAGGACCGACCATTGTAGGCTCAAAGGGGCGCTCACCACCACGATTGCGAGGGGTATTGATACGGCTCTCAATAAAGTCAGTAGAGCTTTCAAGTCCAAAAGGATTTCCAAAGGGACGTTGGTAGTCAAACATATTTTCCACCTCCTTCTTTGTAATTTGTGTGTATCCAGCACCGGTATAGGAGTCCAAGAGGGAATTATTGGCAGAAGCACGCATATTTTGCTTCACACGGCCACCAAAAAAGGGAACCATGTTGTTGTGAGTAAACTCAGAGGCACGAATCGTATTTCCACTGATACTTGTTACAGCATCTCCAGCGACATACTTGGGATTTGCCTCAATTCCAGCAGGATTTAGTTGAACTTGCGGTGTAAAATCATCTGGACTTGTGGGCATAGGTCCAGCGACATCAGAAGGGTTTGGTGGAGCAAGAGGAGGACGTTGTGTGGCATATCCAACAGGCATTCCATAAGGGCCTGGTGCGGGTTCAGAGGCAAGTGTACGACCATTTGGTGTCGCGTAGAATTGGTCCAGCTCAGGGGCAGGAGCAACCGCAGCAGCACCTTGAGGAGCTTGAGAAAGGGGAGAGTAAGGCGGAGCTGTGAGGGCAACCGTCTGACTTCCAGGTTTGAAGGTCATTTCATTTGGGGGTCTGGTCTTTGTAGCATCCACGAAGCCTTCTGGTTTCTTTTTTCCAGCTAGTCGGGAAACAACATATCCTAATCCAACTAGTCCTGCGAGGGCAGCAGCCTCCATCTCTACAGTGCGGCTAAGCTTTTCCTCTTACGAAAAATTGACCACACTGAATTTCCTTGTATGGATCAGAAGAGAATGCCCCGCAGCTCATCACGTTCATCCGGTCGCACCTTTTCCACGACCCCTGCCCAATCAGCGTTTCGTCAAGTTAAGGCCCCTCCCCCTGTACCAACCTTTCCTAAGACTACTCCTACATCACCCTCGCTGCCTCAAACAGTTCAGATTCAACCTCCTGGATTTGTTCAATCCATGAAAGAAGGATTTGGACTTGGATTTGGCGCCTCTATCGCGCGAAACATTGTGGATCGTGCATTTGGCACGGGTATGGCTGCTCTTTCTTCTGTACCTCCTGCCCAAGTCCATATGCCTCCTGTATCTCCTCTACACGCCCCACCCGTTCACTCAACAAAGTCTCTTGAACAACGGGAATATGAACAATGTATGAAAGAGTATGGAACAGAAGATGCATGTAAGCAATACCAAAGTGCGCTTGAAGAGCAAACCTAAACTCAGTCCTGCGTATGGTAGAAGATGCCTCTAACCTTTGTGACAGCACTATTAGATCTTCGTGGTCCTCTCAAGAGAGAGGATCACAAAGATGAGCTATTTACCAATTTCAAGCGGATTGCTGACTTTGGCCTTCCACTTCACGTTTTTTTAAGCAAAACCTTTGAGGAAGAGTACTGGAATCGTATTGGTCCAATGGCAAATATTCGTATTACAATGCTAGAATTCGAAGACTTGGACATTGTTCAACAGACAAAGGATCTAATACTAGATTTGCCACGACAACGATGCCAAAAGAAGGATACTCGTGAGTTTATGCTCTTAATGAATGCCAAAGCAGAACTTCTGCATCGGAGTATTCAGCAAAATCCATTTCAAACTCAGCATTTTGCGTGGATTGATTTTGGTATTGGGTATATCTTCAAGGACTGGCCAAAGATAGAAGCGTGTCTACATCGTCTAGCAACAGCGGACTATCAAGAAACATGTCTTGTCTTTCCAGGATGTTGGCAGACTGGGCGCGATAAAGAAAATTTATGGTTTCGCATCAACTGGAGATTTTGTGGAGGATTTTTTCTCGGTGACATCAAGTCACTGGAAGGATTGTATGAGCTCTATGTAAAACATTTTCGTGAAATCCTAGAAGAATACAAGTACATTACATGGGAAGTCAATATCTGGCACTATTTTGAACTACACTATGGGTGGAGACCAATGTGGTATTCTGCCGATCATAATGAATCTATTCTTGTTGTAAATGAAGGATGCTTCAAATAATCAAACAGGTCATCACTAGACAATTCGATGAGACATGCCTTATCATCATTGACACCAAGAGAGACAAAGAGTCGCCCTTCGTGTCGCACTAGACTCAGAGGAAATTCAATGTAGCTATGAGGAAAGAAAACAAATGGCTCCGAGAGGATAATATCGTAACAACTTGCGGAAATCCACAGCCAACGATGGACAACGCGATCTTCATTTTTATGTATCAGCGTAAGAAATCCGTTTCGGCATTGAATTGCATTCGTGGAGCCGTGATAGCCTTTGAGTAAAGCGTCAAGTTCAGGTGTCGTATCCACGTCGGTAAATTCTTCCGTGATAATATCTTTAAGGCGCAAAGGTGAGCAACTATAAATCACGGAATCAAACATTGCAACTGGCATCCAGTTTTTTTCACATGCTGACGGCTGACATTGCTTTAGCACAGTAAGCTTGGATCCTTCAAAGGAGCATAGATACATCGCAGGTTGGCCTCCAGGATTGTATTGAGGAAATGTTCCTAGTACCTGTGTCTCAGAAATGAATCGAATATCTTCCACACCATACCAATGGGTTGCTTGGAGAGGAAAAGGGCTTACGATTTCCATCTCTGAACATGTCGCACCATCCAGAGAAAATGGCTTAGTCATATCCCATACACCACGAAACACGAGATATTTAGATTCACAATAGCGGTCATACAGGACAAAGCGTTTGTCCGCAAACTTGCGATAATTTACTCGGCGAATCAGCACAATGTACGAACCGTCATCATTGAGCCAAAACGACGGATTCATTTCCAAAAACGCATTGGGAGCACCGAATTTGTCATTCAGCTTCAGCTGAGGTCCAAGCAATAGGGTTGTGTTTACAACTGGAAAACACTTCATTACCTTGTTTTTGTCCTCCTGGTTTAGATGGCGAGCTATAGTCCGCCAACACGAGATATCTTTTTCTTGTGTCACGGATTTACAGCAGGAAAGCAGCGGGTTCCGATTCCAGCAAATTTAGAAGTTATAACCTTCGTCAAGCCTGGTCAAATTATGTTCTATCCCTTACAAGGCTACCTCTTTGATTTGTTGAGTCAGCAACATAAGGAACTTTTAGCCAAATCACTGAAACCACTAGATAAACACAGCTTTTCGGTAGATATTGGAGAAGACCCTAATGTTCCACAGGTGGAGACCGTGTATGTCAGCGTAGGACATGAGGGGGATGAATTTCGCAACTTACCCTGTAACTTCAGTGGTCCAGAACTATGGCATTTAGGATTTTACGATCCTGGATCAGCACGAACGGTAATTTCAGATTTCTTGCCACCTGAGAAATGGCTTTCAGAGGGTCAACTAGGAGAACTCACAGAGGAATTTATTACAAAACAACTTGGAGGAGACCTACATAAGCAATTTACGTTGCTTGATGTATGTACCTTTTTGACGAGTAAATTTCCTGACGAGAAACTCAGACTTTATTTCTTTTCGTGTCAAGAAGCGAAAGTGAATACTGCCAATTCCCCAATTGCTGAAGAGCCTGTAACACAAACACTACGAAAGGCAATGAATCAGCTCAAAGGGGGCAAACGAACTCGTCGTAAGCGCTCTAAAAGGCAGCATTGACCGAGCCAGGAACCACATTAGGACCAAACTTCTCCCTATCGGCCAGTCCATTATACGGTGGCACAGGAGGCTTATTCAAAATGTGAGGCAGACTCTTACAGCGCTCCTTGTCCACATCACGGCTAGGAATAAAGTAGTCAAAGGGTTGCTCAAAGGTCTTTTGAGGATCGTGGAAGAGAGGTTGCCAACGATTCCAGCCAGTAGCACGAAGAGTGCAAGGAGGATTGTAGAGTCTGTTGAAATTCAACGGGAAGGACTCATCTTGTGCATTCTGAAGTGGAGTATTATTGTACTTGTTGGTATCGGGATTGTATAAGACTTCATCACAACGCACTCGGCTTCCGAAACGATTAATTCCCTTCAAATCTGTTTCCACATCCGTGCGCCACTGTTGTTGTGGCCATGAATCACCTTGCTTCTGGATTCGTGTAGTAGGTTCTACAGGAAACACAGAAGGACAATTGGCTTCGGGGGGATTTGCATAATACCGAAGAGCATAGGATGTAATTCTCATGTCATCCAACATATGGAAGTCATCCATACGTGGTCTTGTCCATGATTGTTGTTTCGCATAGCAAGGATCTGCCATTTCCTAACCTTGATACACCTTTTTCTGAAGTGTACATAGAAGGATGAACAACTCTGGAGCCAACTCACCCCGATCTGTTGCGTCTAATGCTACAACTCTGACCCAACGGAGCAATCTGAATAATGCTGCTGCCCGCTTTGAGGTCTTCAAGAAGACTGCGTTCATTGGAGAGAATGCTGCGAAGAAGGCCAATCGCCACGCAAAGGGGGTGAATGCGTATCGCAAGAAGCTCAATGCCACGCGCAAGACTTGGCTCGCCAGTCACGGAATGCCCCGCAATGTCCCCGCTGCAGAGGCTGCCCGTATCAACAAGGAGGCTCGCGAGTATGCGATGAAGCTTTACGGCCGTAATGTACATTTTGCTGGTGGTAAGCGCAAGGGAACGCGCAAGGGTCGCAAGGCTGGTCGTCGCACTCGCCGTCGTTGAATTGCGGACATTTAGTAACTGTCAATATATGTGAAACAAGTATGGAAATAGTTGTTGCACGATATAATGAATCATTAGAATGGTTAGGTGATTACGATTCAGAATCTATTACAATTCTCAATAAAGGTAATCCGATTGAAACAATTCATAAGGTAATTGAATTGCCTAATGTAGGACGTGAAGGTCATTCGTATTATTGGTATATTGTTCAACATTATGACAACTTACCAGAATATATTACATTTTTACAAGGAAACCCCCACGATCATGCTCCGAATTTAATTTATTATTATCATACAACAAAAGAATTAACCCCTTTTGAATTTAAATGGCTTAGTGAAAGTATTTTAGAAACAAACACAACAGATTGTCCAACACATCAAGGTCTTCCTATGAAGAGTGTATACGAATCTATGTTTAAACAACCACATAAACATATAATCTTTCCTTTTGGTGCTGGTGCCCAATTTATGGTTTCTCGTGAGTGTATTTTAAAACAACCAAAAGCATTCTATCAACAAATCGTGGATATTCTTTCCTATTCAATACATCCAATTGAAGGATATGTTATTGAACGATATCATTGGCTGATCTTTAATCAATCTATTCTAACATTGGATGTTTCTGTTGATACAACAAAAGAAAAACCCTGTTATGGCAGCCAGGAGGATACTCAAGGGATGTGATTCAAACCCTATATCCTTTGGTCCTGGATTTTATCATGCTTTCACGTTACTACCTTCTGGTATGCGACTTGGTTCTTGCGATGTGCGACCTTAATCTTACAAGTTTATCGTTGCACGTTCAGCGACGATAAATCACAAACTGTGATTTTGTAAAATCTTTGAATCACTTCGAGTTTTCGCCATAACAGGGGATATTAGAGGTTTATACTTCAATCAGTGTGCGACCATTACTCTCAGAGAGGACCCAGTCCACGTTCGTCTCAAAGTCCTCAACATCCTTCTTATACGAGCTGATCTTGGCCTCTAGACCAAGCGGGTCTAGGATGTGCGCCTTGTTCGTTCGCCAGAAGGCCTCCGTCAGTGTATTGACGACATCCACACTAGTCTTGCTATCCTTACCTAGCTCCTGTAGGACTAGCTTGTCCAGACGTTCCTGCTGAACCTTATTATGCGTCTCTTCCTCATCCTTGACATCAGTCCATTGCGACTGCATCTCGCAGAGACACCGCCGTTCCGTATGGATGGAACGCTTACGCTCCACAGCCTCTGCTACGCTGTATTCGCGACCAGCAATAGTCACCTTCGCCGTTGCGTTACTGGTGACAATCGCAGCCTTCATGCGGTTGTAGCGGTCTAGCAGGTCACGGTAGCTCTGGAATGAGCTTTGAGCAGAGCGACTGAACTTCTCCGCATCCACAGGACGATTCTTGGTGACGAGAACAATGTATTTCGCATCGTCAAGCTCAGAGTCAATGCGCTTCCGCAGGAGCTTCAGCTCAGCGAGAGCCTGCGTAATACTAATCTGTACCATTCCAAGAAGTAGTCGTGTGTATTCTTTAGGTCAAAATGTGTAGTCAATTTTTTTTACGATGCCTTCGGATGTTTTTTCACAGACAAGGTTCCTTCATCAAAATTGACTTCATAGTGAGTCGTGTCGATACAACGTGTGAGACACTGTTTGAAACTCGTGTAACCGTGCGCCTTGAAATTGTAACCATGATTGACAAAATAATCATTGATTCCACTGATTGGCACCACTGATTCTTTGGATTTAGCAAATAATTTTCCAAGCAAATCAGAAATTTTTGCACGACTGTGTTTGTCGCGTTTTGGTTTTGTCGATTCACACACGATGAGCTGATCTGCCATATCCGTCATCGCTGTGCTGACATTTGCGTTATTTTGAACCAGCAAAACAACTTCCTTACCTTTTTCCTTGATTTCCTTCATCACTGGAATGTAGTCTGAATCCGCTGATGCGATGAAAAATATATCAATGCTGGAATTGGTCAGTAAATCACGCATCAGTTCCACCGTCAGACGCATATCCGTAGAATTTTTCACTTTCGTCAACTTTGGACACGGAATCAGACTATGAGATTGCTGGGCCTCCACAGGGAGCTGTTTCAACTGATCAAGGTCGCCAAAGGCCTTGCGTCCGAGAATGCGTAGCTCTTCGTCCTGATTTGTGTTGAATTCCTCCAACGCTTTTTCATAGGGAGCCGTTGGCGGAAAATTATCCAGATCAAGATATAACATTCCACGCATTCGTGTCGGCTGTCTAACTAGTATTGTACGAACGCGGTTTATACCCCGCCACATCTACTAAAGAAGTATGACACAGAAATCTTAAATGAGTCTTGAGCGTATTGTTGACCACACGATTGGAAATCTGTTGAGCGTAGCCCTGATTCTTGGACTACTTACCCAAGTAAAGTTGGATGTTACGCGTGATTATTATTTGAATGGCAAGACCACCACAACTTATACCCTCAGAATATAGGATGGCCAACGTAAATGTGATAGAGGCGATTGAAGACGAGGATTTAGGAAAAGTGACTTCTTATCTCAATACTGCGACTGGCTTACGAAATATCAATAAGATATACACTTCTGGAGGAGAAGAATATACCTTACTCAATCGCGCAAAAAAGGTTGCGTCCGAATACAGATCTAACAATACTTTTGCACATAGGGTCATGCGTCTACTTTTATCTCGCGGAGCGTTAACAGCAGAACAACTTCACGCGCCGTTAACCGTTCGTCGTGGGCTTCCTCCTCGTCATCCAATTATCCAGCGCCCGAAGAATGTTACGCGAGGAATTCGGTCTAGACGGAGAAAGACGCGGCGCAGAGTCTAATAAAATTGAGCGCAGAGTTTATATTCTAGTTCTATAGAATGGAAACGATGAACTCTGTAATTATTATTGGCTCTGGACCTGCTGCCCAAACCGCCGCGATTTACCTTTCTCGTGCGAATCTCTCTCCACTTCTATTGGAAGGTGAATTATCAGATACTAGCACACCTGGTGGTCTACTTACAACTACTAAAATCGTAGAAAACTTTCCAGGATTTCCTGAAGGAGTAGATGGTTTTGAACTAACTGAGCGATTCCAGCAACAAGCCGTTAAATTTGGAACAACTGTGATTTCAGCGCATGCTACAAGGGTTATTCCTCACAGCACACATATTGAGGTTGTGACAAAAAAAGGTAGCTATGTTGCAAAAGCAGTCTGTATTGCTACTGGCTCCACACCAAAACGTCTTACTGCAAAGAATTACGACGCATTCTGGCACAAGGGAGTTAGCACATGTGCTGTATGTGATGGGGGTCTTCCAGTATTTCGTAATGTTCCTATTGCCGTTGTTGGGGGCGGTGATTCAGCGTGTGAGGAAGCACTCCATCTCACGCATACCGCATCAAAAGTATATTTGATTCATCGCCGTGATACGCTTCGTGCGAGCAAAATTATGTCTGATCGTGTATTACAACATCCAAACATTATTCCCATCTGGAATACTGAAGTCATTGAAATTCAGGGGTCAAAAAATGTAGAACGACTCATTCTAAGTAATGTTGAAACCTCAGAGATACAAGAACTCGAAGTTCGCGGCCTCTTTGTTGCGATCGGTCATACGCCGAACTCGGAATTTGTAAAGGATATTCTAGATCTAGACGCCAGTGGATATATTATTACAACTCGGACAATGAGTACCAGTTGTAAAGGAATCTGGGCAGCTGGAGACGTTCAAGATCCTCATTATCGCCAAGCAATTACAGCAGCAGGATCTGGGTGTATCGCAGCTCTTGAAATTGAACGCTACTTACACGGGACACATTAATACTTCTCAGGGCGACCACAGGTCTCCTTCTTCAGGGGTTGAGGGCCAAAAGTAACAGGGTATGCCCACATCTGATAGTCAGGAAGGTGAACAGGACGCAAGTCCAGTGCCAAGTGTGTCTTGCGGTTGTTAATCACAAGTTGCTCCTGACCCATACGCATCGGTTGATACTCACGCTCAGGGCACTTGGTCAAAGGGCGCGTAAGGTTGCGCAGGTCAGACTCAATATCCTGAGGATTTCCAGCCATACGACTGACTTCATTTCCGCCAACGAGGCCCAAAATATGGCGACGAGCAACAGGTGTGGCCAACTTATTTTCCACTACACTGTAATTTTGACGAACGAGACGGTCAGGAGTATTCAAGTCATACACCGCGATATTGTCCTCACGAACCCACGCAGGAGTCAACGGATTTTCCTCTTGGAATTTATCCCATTGTTCAGCAGCATATTGGGCAGCGTAGAGTTGCGCCATCTTCTACTAGATAGACAACTATCTCGTAAAAGATTTGTTCTACAAAGGTGTTTAGCAGTTGACATTGCGGATGTACTCGCGAGAGGGCAAGCCACCACGAATCCAGCCATTGGCTGCCACTTCGGGAACCAAATTCTTGGGATCCTGAATACTGGCCGCCAGAGTAGGCACAAGAGGTGTGTATTGCTGCTCAAAGAAGGTCTCAGTCACCGTGTCGCATGCCTTGCCCATACGGCTAAACTCGCTGTGTTGGAGCAGTGTCTCCACCTCAGCATTGCCACGTCCACCACCCATATACGGAACGGAGAGGAAGGGACGGGCTTGTTGGCGAGTGCTACAGCGCTTGCTCAAGAAACCAGGTTGGTTGCGCAGAATGCTGTCGGCGTTGATGTTGTGGTTGTTGAGACCATATCCCTCACGAGGGTACATCATAAAGGACTCAACAGCCAGCGGGTTAACTTGACGAGCATCAGGAACCAAGTACGTTACAGCATAGGAGCCAGGACCTGTGCTCTGCTTGTAGTATTGCTTGACGGCACACAAGTCGTCACGTACGTTTGTTAGACGATTGATCTCCATCGGGTGGAATCTCTGAAAGGAGAGTCAAAAGAAAACTTGGTTTAGTCCAACGAGCAAACTTGTTTGCTGGACGCAGCCGATAAAATGTTTATAGGCTCACGTAGAATGGGACGTGGTAGTAGTACAACGAAGCTTGCAAAGACCTTTTGTCGTTGTATTAAGCGTGTGCGTAAAACAGTGAGAGCCCGGGGCTCACGTCAAACAAAGGCTGCCAAAGAGTCAGCGGCTATTGGAATTTGTGTCAAGTCTGTCTTGGGAACTCGTGGTCGCACACTACGCAAGTTTACCTGTGAGAAGAAACCTAAGCTGACAACGCAAGACCCAAAGTAGAATGTGCTGGTGGTTGACCAAAACAAAACCGGTAAATGTTATTGAACCTTTACCGGTGGAAGAACAAGAAATCTCTCAAACATTTATTGGTGGACTTCGTATGGAGCAGTTGTCTATGATTAAACGACCAGAACCAATTCGTATTCCTAAGCCAGCAAGAAAGCATTAGTTAGGCACACTCAGCCAAGGCACCACAGCACCATTTGTACCAGGCACACATGCATCGCGACCACCTTCCTTGCATGTCTTTCCAGGAATCAAGTACAGCCAATTCTGGTACGATCCTTGATCATTGGGGATGCTTGTTGAAGGCGTGGTGTAGAATTGACGTTGGCTTTGAGAGCGACCAAATACGTCTGTAGGATCTGAATTCCATTGGACCCGGAAAAAGTCGCTGAGTGTTGTCATATTGTTCGGATCACTGACATTTTCAGCAGGAGGGCGAGTAGGATTGTATTTAATCTCATCCAAGAGCACATTCATAAATGGGTTACGTGCTGTTGGACGAGTTACAATTGTTGCTCCAGGACTTGTCATAATACGTGGGAAGGCATCAGGTTCAACTTCTCCAGGACGAATGCTTGATCCTTCAAATCCTTCCCGTTTAGGAGCAACTTCAAGTGTCCGTTGACCAGGAAGCACCTTTCCAAAGAGCCAACGGCTGGAGAGCATAATAAGAATCACCAATAAAATACCTGCGCCTCCAA